CCCCTACCGGAAATCTTGCCTTCCTTAATGATCTGGATAGAGCTAGCACGCAGCCGCCCGGCCTGCAATCCCTTGGCCACCATGCCGTAAGGGCGATTCTTGGGGCCACCATACTCCAAGAGCTTGATATACGGGGCGCGGTTGATGAGCCACAAGGACTGGGACGGCTTTGAGTACGTCTTGATCTTGGCGTCGGCCTCCAGCTTCATCATACGCTTGGCGGCGCTGCCACGCATAACCGCGCCACGTCCGGCGTTACCCCCGAAGCGGGCAGGGACCATCTTACGGCCCTTGGGATTGGCCCCAGTGTAGGTTATCCAGTTCGAGACGGCCCGAGTGGTGAGCACAGGGGTATTGTCGATGATGGTATGGAAAGTGACCGTAGCAATCTTCTGGATCGCCACGGCCATTCCCTTGTTGATGGCCGCCGTATAGCTTTTCATCACCGTAGGCATTGCTGAAAAGTCGTGAACGGCCATTACTTTCTCCCAACTCCCTTCGACTTGGTCTTCTCTACCTTCGACTTGAATTCGTTCTTCTTCTTGGTGTACTCAAGATACACCTTGTCCATGGCTCTAATCAACCTCGTGAACCGGCTAAGGTCCTCTTCAGTCTTTATGCCGTAGGCCTGAGCGTAGGACTGTATGGCAGTCCACGGTATGAAGCCTCCGTTAGAGCACGTAACAAGCTCAAAGAACGCGTCGAACTCAAATCGAAGCCACGGTAGAAGCTCCGGGAATTCGGCAATCCGTTTCGGGACGGGAACCCCGTTACGGATCGCCTGCAACGTTATGTCTACGTCCTTGTTTCCGCCTTGCGATAAGACGTATCCAAGGACTTCAGCTAGTTTCCCGCTTCTTCCTCAATCTGCTCGTCCTGATACGAGGCCAAGTTCTGAGCGGCCGACAGAAGCTCTTCATAGAGAGCCGGAAGCTCAGTCAGAAGCTTCTCAGCATTCTCTTCATTGAAGGGCATAGCCGCACCCTTCTTGTCCGTTACGTTCTTCCAGTCCACCATACAGGTCTTAGCGAAAGCCTCACGAACAGCCTTCATGACCGTCTCCTGAAGCTCCGGAGACATGCTCTTGGACTGAGCCGTGATGAGCCGCTGATAGGGGCGAAGCTTGGCCGTCTGAAGGTCCATGAACTTGCGGTTAGCGCCACCGGCACGGGCCACCTTGAACGCGGGGGCTCCCTCATCCTCTCCAAGCGGGTAGACCCAAACACCACCCTTTTCCTTGTCAGGGTTGGTCTCAAACATTCCGTAAACGTTCGTCATTGTCATCTCCTTAAAGGTTGGGCCGGACTGTCAACATATTCGTTAACAACCCGGCCCATTTTGTATACCTTTAAGGAAACGGGGGCGTCAATCCCCCGGCCCTATTATCCCGCACGAGTGGGCAGGTAGTCGAAGAACACCATCAGCAGGGTGTGGTTGAACACCTCGTCGGCCGCCGCAGGCATTTCCAGTTCCAGAGTCACGGGCTCGTCCAGTTCGATATTGAGACGGCCGTCACCCAGAGCGATCAGCGGAATGTCGATGGCGATGCCCTTGTTGTCCTTGACCACGATACCGTGCATGGTGACATCCGAGTTGTTGCGGACGGCCTGCACAGCAGTGACGTTCGAGAAGTATGCGGTAGCGGTACCACCCACGTCGAAGACACCGGCAGTCATGTCGAAGGCACCCAGACGGGAGATTGCCTTGTTCGGGGACACGTTGTTGTTGACCGTCAGTTCGAACTCCTGAAGGAAGGCGAACAGGTCAGACGGGTTAGCACCAGCGGTACGGTCGAGAATGTGCATCTTCAGAAGAGCGAAGTCGTTCGAAGTGTTGTACGCATCCTCAGCGACCACCGAAGGCCGGGTACCCGACTTGACGCCGGTAACTCCAGTGCGCTGCTCGTGGTCCGTGGCCATGAACATCAGGGACACGAGAGCCTTATCGGCAGTGCTAAAGCTGAAGGTCGCCTCACTCGGGACCGCACCCACCAGATACTCAGACTGAATCTGCGAGGGCAGAGAGTCATCCGAGGCACCAAGGGTACGCTCAAGCTGGTAGGTACGACGAACCTGAAGCGCAGAATCAGCTTCGTTCTTGATTACGCGACCGTAGAAAATCTGGATGGTCTCAGTCGTGCTGGCCTCAGTGACCATGGTCGCAGAAGTCTTGTCGAAGACAAGCTCATTCGCAGCCACAGAGTAGATACGAGCCCAACAGTTATTGGCCTCAGTGGCGAAGCGAAGGCTGGCAGAGTCACCACCAATGTAAATCCACTCACCGGGGATGAGACCCAGAGTCGTGAAGTCCAGAGTGGTGGAGGTCAACCGGGGCAGAGCGGGAGCACCCGCATTGACCACGTCGATATCGCCAGCGTCACCCTGATATCCGACAACCGAAATCTTCGCAGCAGCCGGAGGAGAGCCCTCAGCCGTCAGCGTGCCAGTGGCCACCTCAACAGAAGTGTTCGAAGTGACAGCCGTGACGAGCTTGAGGCCGTTGTTGCCTCCGTTGGTGAAACCCGAAGCGTAGATGAGCGAGTTCACGAAGAACCCGGCAGTGGCCGCAACCTCGTACTCGTCAGGGTTACCGCCGTCGATATCCACGACCGTGACGGGCTCTTCACCCTTGCGACGGAAGTCCGCGAAGAAGAAGCCCTGCATGAGGTCCTGAATGGTCTCCTGCACCAAGTCGTGCTGGAAGCCACCGGCCGCGTCAAGGTCCGTGATGACGCCCTTCTTGCGCTGACGATCAGAAGAGATAGGGCGGCGAGCCGTGAGGGCATATTCGCCACCGAAGTCCTCATACTCGTTCGGCTCCAGTGGATACCAAACGGGAGAGCCCGGCAGAACGCCGATGGTAAGCTCTTGCGCGTATCGAAGGCCAGAGGCGTTCGAGTCAATCTTCTGAACAGCAGCCATATTCTATTCTCCTTTGCCTAAGCAATCTCGTCGTATTCAAATTCTGCCGTAACATTGGTCTGAAGCCAAGCACCGCTCTGGCCAACGTCAACAACTCGAACCCTTCGGAACTCGATAGCGTCTGCTCCCGTATTTACACCCCGAAAGGCCGTCTTGACAACCCCCGAAATTGCGTCAGAAATCCGGTTCCCGTTGCCATAAGGCGTGAAGATTTGGACGGTTAGGATGCCATAGACCCTGAACCGGCGGCCCCCCACCTCCCCGACCGTAACCTGTTGCTCATCGGTATAGTCCATGTAGGCCCGCAAATGGGCCTCATCCGTCTCCGGGAAAGCACCGGTCACGTCAGGGTAGTAGATGGCTACGGTAGAGTATGCTGAAGCGTCCATGGCCGCCTTGAGCGTCCCATAGACAGCGTCCCTAGCTTCAGTCTGGTTGGCGATAGGCACTCTTACCTCCGTACTATGAATTCGTAGGCCACGATAATGCTACCGGGGCCGATGCGGTTGGACTGCACCACCTTGTAGATGACCCCGCCGTCCACGACATGGTCAATGTCCGATAAGTCCTGAGCAGGGTCAAGAGAGTCATGGGCGATCATCATCTTTTCCATACCCCGGCGGTTCAAGGTCTGAGCCTCATCCCTGTCTTCGATAGGGTAGAACACAGCTTTGACGGTACCCACTACGCTAGAGGTCGCGGGGTTGGGTCCACGCCAAGGTTCTCCAGACACCTCCGGAGTCCTAGTCTTACGATGCAGCACTACGTCACGTCCATTGGCTTCAATGAGACGCTTTGCTAGGGCTGCGCTCTTGACATAGTTGACCATTAGCCCCTCGAAAGACGAACATTGTTTCCTGCTTTGACGATGGGCTTCAACCACTCATCAGCCACCGGGTACTCCGGAAGATTTACCAGAGAGGAAAGGTCAGAGTAAGCCCCAGAGGCCCGGCCGCTAAGAACCAGTCTCCATTGCTCCTGATTGTACCACGTCTCTTCTTCGATAGGTCCGACCTTCTCCTTCTTGCGCTGAAGAAGACCGCCCTCTGCAACTTCCGTCTCTCCCGTGGTGAGGTTCACCTTGTTGAAGGAGGGGGCCGGTACCGGGAGAAGGTCGATCAGCTTGTACGCGATCAGGGCATACTCCACTACGGCCCTCTTGAGTGCATCCGGAATCCTGTCAGAGTCGATGTAGTCTCCAAGGAGGTCCCACGCATCGCTTCGCGGCCATTGCAAACTCTGGTACTTATCCTTCTTGGTGCCCACGAAGCGGATACCAAACCTCTTATCGACGTAGTCGGTAGCCTTGACGATGGACGCTTCTATAAGCCCATCCTCTAGCTCAGAAACATCGAAGCCCCTAGCCGAATGCCAACTCTTGAAAAACGCAAGCGTGATGTACGCATTTGCGTCGGTTACCATGGTTCCATCTTCAACAATAAGAGGCATGTGGAGTCTCCGTCATTATGGGGTGACCATAAACCAAAGGGGCAGCTTTCGCCACCCCTTTAATTTCCCCAGTATGATAGTCGGTTAGATGCGATCCGCGATAGCCTTTTCTCGGTCGTAACCCGGCATAGCGTTCTCAATCTCCTTGCGAGTGACGCCGACCAGTCCGGCCGCCTTCTCAATCGCAGAAACCTTCGGCAGACCGGCGTCGGTCCAGAACTCATCGGCGTCAGGGTCAAGAGACTTCACCGCGTCGATGATCTTCAGAACTTGAGGGTCCCCTTCACGTCCTTCCGATACTCCGTCCCGCTCGGGTACGAGTCCGTCTCCGGCACCCACTTCATCTCCAGCATCTCCGGACCCAGAGGCTTCGACTTTGGAGCCGGGCTTGTCGGACTGTACTCTGCCCGAATTATTCCGTCCCCCGTTTTCCAGATTCGA